GTTGCTCGTGAACTGCTTTGCGCTCGGCTTCGGCCGCGGCGAGTTCCGCCTGAGCGTCAAAGAAGCCGGCCACGGCCTGACCGGCGCCGTGCTGAGCCTGCGTCTCCGCGCGCTGCGCCCGCTGGTCCCCGGCCTGGGTGACGGCGCCCGCCAGGTCGCCAGTGGTCTGGTTCACCGATGCAACGTCGGCAGCCACGGCGTTCGGGTCGCGGCCGGCCATAGTGGTCGTGCTCCTGCCGCTGGCGACCAAGCCACTGTTGGAGCGTGGCACCTTGTCGAGCTTCGATAACACCTCGCTCGCGGTGCGCGCGGTTCCTACGCTGGGCGGCGGCGCGGTGGAGAGCGCCTCGGGCGCCATGCTCATCATCGGCTCGGGTGGCGGTGGCGGCGCCGAGCTCTGGACGGGCGGCGCCATCGAGCTGGTGGTCGAGCTCGGGGGAAGCGTGGTGAGCGACGGCATGTCTGCCGTGGAGACGTTCACCTGGCGCCCTTGCTCGTCTGTGGCCCAGCCGACGGTGGGGTTCGTGGGGTCGGGGTCGAATGAAACGAACGGCATTAGAGTGCGCCTCCGGTGAGAAGTTTGGCGCCGATGGCGACGGCGCCGGATCCTGCGCCTGATACCAGGCCAAGCGCGGCCTTTTCCCAGAAGCCGGGTTCAGCATCGAGACGCGCCACCTCTGCTTCCATCTGCTTGTCGAATCCGTAGCGGCGGGTGAGGTCGTCGCGAACGCTCTGACGTTCCTGCATGTTCAGGGCGTAGTAATCTTTAGAGATGAGCGTCATGTCGCGAAGGAACCCGGTCAACATCTCCGCCTTCTGCTGGTCGATCTGCATTCCGGTTCGCTGCGTCTCGAAGAGATTGTTCAGGTACTGGGTGGCCGCTTGCATGTTCAGGTTGGCGACGTCTACCTGGAGCCCCGCGGTGTTCAGTCCGAGATCGCCGGCAGCCTTGTAGGCGTCCAGTCTGAGCTTGCGGTTCGCTTCCTCCTCCTGCGCGCGGAGGACCGCGGCGTCTCGGTTCGCCTGCTGGGCGATGGCCGAGCCCTCGCCGATGGCGGCCCGTTCGTTCAGCGCCCGATCACGGGTGTTGCCCGACCGGGCCTGACCGAGCGCGCTGCGTGCCGCCGCTTCGGCGCCGCTCGCCAGCTGAGCCTGTGCCAGCGAAAGGTCGTTCTGGTTCTGTGCGATACCCAGGATGCCAGCGTTCGCCGTGTTCACGTTCCCGAGGAGGGCGTTTATCTTCGTCTGGTCGACCTGCGCCGGCCCGTCGCTAATCTCGTTCGGGGACTCGCTGCCCGGCTGCCCCGGTCGGGGCTGAGCGCCAGGCGCGACGAAGTTAGCCGGGGTCTGGAGCGGGGACGCATTCTTCAGCGCGTTCGTCGCCATGCCCTGGATGGGGTCACCCGGGCGGGGTTGCGGGCGCAGCGCGAGTGCCGGCGTCAGCGCCTGGGGAGCGGCCCCTCGAGCGTTCAGCGCTGCCCCGTAGGCCGCTGGGGTCACCACGCCAGGCGCCAGACGGGGAGCTGCGGCGGGCTGCGGCGCCAGCGCCGAGCTCAGGTCGTCCAGTGTCGGAACGGTGGGCTGCTGGGGCGCCGCGGGTGGGATGAGCGTCCCCGTTGCCGCGGTCGTCGCGCCCTGCTTCAGGATGGCGGCCGAGCCGGCGCCCTTCGCGGCGTCGTATTGCTCTGGAGTGATCTCGACTTGGGTGAGGCCACCGCCCTTGCCGGTCGTAGCGTAGTTGGCGAAAAACTTCCCGGAAACCGGGTTGTAGACGTAGTCCGTCGTCTGCCCGGTGCTGGAGATACCCATGGCCAGATTATCGCCCACCGGGCCTAACTTCAGAATTATGAACTCTGAGCTTGCACGGGTCAGAGCTGGGGGTCATATTACCTCTATGACCAACGCAGCAATCAAGGCGACCTTCTCCACCCACAAGACCAACCGCGTCGTCCAGGGCGACCTGGATCACCTCCCGGTCCGCTTCGCCTGCGTGGGAGACAAGCGCGTCCATGTGGAGCGCACGGGCGGCGCCGATGGGGTCTCGTGCGAGACCTTCCCCGCCGATGAGTTCCAGTTCCGCCTGGCGGAAGAACTGGACCGGATGAGCGAAGGCTACAGCTGGGGCAAGCCCTGCTGGCAGCACTGAGACCAACCGGGCCCTTCGGGGCCCCAGCCTGCGCGTCGTGAAAACCTCCGATGGGTTCTCCCACACGGCGCGCGGACTGAGGCCAAGCAGGTCTCGAAAGGAACCATGACCAGACTTCGAGCGGGGAGACCCCCCAAACTGTCGGCGGAGGATTGTTCCGCCATCGAGATCACCTACGCCACTTACAAGGGCGTGACCTACGCCAGCCTGGCGGATACCTACAGCGTCAGCGTCAGCACCATCAAGCGCGCCATCATGCGCGCCCGGAAAGGGAAGCGATGAACACGTTCATCCACGCCGTGTGCGGCTTCGATATCGAAATAGAGCACGACCAGGTGCGCGAAGGCGCGCCGGTGACATGCGTCTGCGGAACCAATGGCTCGATCTATATCGAGGCCGATGACGAGGGGTTCCCTTTCGCAGACGTCAGCTGGCAACCGATGTCACCCGAAGCGCTCGAGGCTTTCGATGACCTGGTGGTAAGGGGGCTGGTGTCATGAGCGACCGATACGGCTCCTACGCCTGCGACGACGTCCTGGATGAGCTGCATCGCGGCGTCGAGCTCCAGAAGGCCGGTCGCTTCGCGAAGGTCATCGGGGTCCAGACCGACTTCGAGGCGCTGTCGACCCTGACAGAGGAGGTCGGCGAAGTGGCGCATGAGGTGAACGAAACCATCGGGCGCAGCGACACCGATGTCGAAGCCTACGAAGCGCGCCTTCGTGCCGAGCTGGTCCAGGTGGCCGCCATGGCGGTCGGATGGATCCTGAAGCTGGACGGGCACCCCTACAAGTAATGCGCCCCAGGATCCTTCCCGCGCGGCGCATCCGCGTGGATGGCTACCGAGTTTGCTCCTGGTGCCGAAAGCGCGACTGCAGGCCCGCCAGGCCGCTCTGCAAGGCCATGCGCCTGGTGAAGCCGAACCAGCGCCCCTGCCGATGCTCGGGCGCGTGTCACCACACCCATAGAACCGGTGGGCACCCGCTCTGCGTTCACCACCCCAGCGCCGCAGAGAACACCTGGACGGAACTGCAGTCCCCGAGGTCCCGATGTCGATTCTGACCTTTTGAGCTTGCGCGGGTCAGAGCTGGGGGTCATATTCAACAGAGGAGAGACGAGATGCGCAATTCACCGAAGCAATACGCCGAGCACCGGGCCGCCGCTGGCCTGCCCACCCTTGCGCCGCCGCCCGCGGTTCGCCAGAAGCAGGAGATCCTGGTTCGTTCGGATCGCCTGCGCCGCGAGGCGGAGACCATCCGCAAGGTGGCCGCCCAGAGCAACACCGACCTCATCGCCCGCGCCTGCTTGCACCGCATCAGTTCCAGCATCCTGAGCGACGCTGACGCGCTCGAGCTGGTGGCAGAAAGCCTGGGGCGCCGATGAGACGCGAAACCCTGGAAGCCCTGCAGGCCACGTGCGCCGTGCAGGGCTCGAAGCTGGCACGCATCGCCGACGTCATCAACGACGCTCAGGGCTCCAGCTGGATCGGGGCCCCGGGGCTCTGCAATGTCCTGGACGCCGCGCAAGCGCTGGACGTCATCCGGCATATCCTCTGCGAAAAGGGCAGCAACCGTGGCGGCTGAGAAGCTCGACCCGAATCGGCCGCGGTTCTGCGAATGCGGCTGCGGAGCATCCATCGCCCACATGGCGGGGCACGCGAAGAAGCTCCCAGGGTGCGCGAAGCGCGACGCAGCCAGGCGCCAGGCCGAGCGCCGCAAGATGGGTTGCGTCATGACGCGCACGGAGCGCATGGACCGGATGGTGTACCGGGCACCAGGCGAAGAGCGCTCACCGAACGTCGTGAAGTGCGGCTTGTGCGCCGACATCCCCCACGCGAGATCGCCGCAGCGTCGCGAATATTCATCGAACGGCGTGACGAAGCCGGTGGGCGTTGCTATCAACGGACGCTGGGAGTGCCTGGAATGCCACCAGCCATGGGCGCCTGAGCCGCCAGTGCCACGCCCCGACGCAGGGGTTCGCTCCAGCGGCGGCATGGCCGCGCGCTACGGAGACGTTTTCGGAGACGAGTTTCTCAAAAAGACCACGAAGAGGAATCAACCTAAATGAGCAAGAGCATCGCCCTATTCGACTTCTCGCATGAGCTCAGTGTCCAGTTCCACGCCGGCGCCAGCAACGGTCTGAACATGGCCGCGGAGAGCACCATGCGCGTCCTGCACGAGATGCGGGACTACGCCACCCATCTGGTGGTTTGCCTGGATAAGCCGCCTTACTTCAGGGCCGAGCTTTACCCGGAATACAAGGGGCAGCGCGAGCGGCTTCCCGAGTGGCACGTCATCTACCGCAAGGCCCTGGAGCTCCTTCAGGCCGACGGATTCAACATCGCCGCCATGGACGGAATGGAGTCGGACGACGTCCAGGCCACGCTGGCGAAGCTCTACTACCCCGAGTTCGAAGACATCCGCCTGGTGACGTCGGACAAGGATCTGATGCAATGCGTGAACGACCGAGTGACTGTCCATGCGCGCGCTCGCGGGGGGTACGAGATCCGAGACCTAGCGTGGCTGGCGAAGTCCGAGCGCTTTGGGTTCGCCGCGAAGTCGGCGCGCAAGCCTGAGGGCGCCGCGGTGACCCCAGAGCAGATTCCGTTGTTTCTCGCCATCTGCGGCGACAAGTCGGACAACATCCCCGGGGTAGCTGGCATCGGGCCCGTGAACGCGGCCGAGCTCATCCGCAAGTGCTGGAAAGGGGACGCGCTGTCGACGCTGGGCGCCATCACCGAATCGATGATGAAGGTCCATGAGGCCATGGCGCCGCTGGGCAAGGTCAGCGCGGTCGTAACGAAGTGGCTCGCGGGTTGCGGGGCGGTGGGCGGATACCTGAAGCTGACGGAGCTCCGCACCGACTTGCCGCTGGACGCCCGCTCGTTCCTAGCGCCGATGCCGATGCGACCGGGGGACACCGCGGCGACGCTGCCGCCGGATCCCGAGCTCGACCGGCTCGAAGCGGAGGTGATGAAGGCGGCGGACATCATCTCTTCGCCTGTCGCGCAGGCCCCGGCCACCAGCTGGCTGTCGTTCAAGAGCTTCCTGGGTGGGGCCACGGCCGCTCGGGTGGCTGGCGTGGCGCCGGACAGCGCCTATGCCCTGGAACTACTCGAGCGCTTCCAGCAGAACCTGGAGACCATCAAGGTGGACAACCGGGGCAACCCCTACACGCCCCAGCAGGCTGCAGCGGCGGCGTACGCCGTGGTGAAGACTCCCGAGGAGAAGCGGGTGATCGCGGCGACCTCCCCAAAAGCTCCTGCGGCAAGTGTGGCGCCCTCGGTTGCCTCGCTCCCTGCGACGCCTGCTACTTCAGTTGCCGCTTCGTCTGAGGACCCGCGTCCCGTGGTGCTCCCCGCGACCCCGCCGACCTTCAGCACGGGCCCGGGCGACAAGGGTCTGGCGATGCTCCGCGAGCCGTTTCCCGACCACCTCATCTCCCAGCTGCCGAAGGGCACGAAGGCGCAGAACGAGTGCGCGCCCAGCGAGAAGCGTCCGTGCAACATCTGCGGCGGCTGGCATCACCCGAAGATTGTCCACCTCCCCTACGCGGGGCACGCCGCGGTGACGGACCGCCTGCTCGAGGCGGACATCGAATGGACTTGGGAGCCGCTGGCGACGACCCCAGAGGGGCTGCCGTTGCTCGATGGTGACGGGGGGCTCTGGATCCGCCTGACGGTCAAAGGCGTCAGCCGGCTCGGGTACGGCCACGCCGTTTCGAAAGGGCAGATGGGAGCCGGCGACCGCATGAAAGAGCTCATCGGTGACGCGCTGCGGAACGCGGCCATGCGATTCGGCGCCGCCCTCGAGCTCTGGCACAAGGGAGACCTGTACGGCCATGATTGATTCATTCGACCTGTTCCTGCTGCTGGCATCGCTCTGGTGCTTTGCCTTCGCCGCCTGGAAGGCCTTCGCGGCGCTCTGGAGGGCGGAATGACCCCGAGCCGCGTTGTCATCGTGGGCGGCCCGTCTCGGGGCAAGTCGACAGAGGCGCACCTTTGGCATCTGAAGGGTTACCCGATCCATTGCGGGGACCCCGCGTCGACGGTGCTCTACCAGAAGCCCTACACGAACTATCTCCCAGAGAGCCTACCCTTCGCGGGTGAGGGCGGGGCGGCGCACTGGGTGTCGCGGCGCTGGTTCACGATGACCGGGCCCTGGGTGTGCGAAGGCCACGTCATGGCGCGCGCGCTGCGGCGCTGGATAGGCGAGCGGACCGGGTTCGCCCACGCATTCCCCTGCGATCTCATCATCGTTCTGGACAAGGCCGCGCACCGCCCGACCACGCCCCAGCAAGAGGGTATGCACAAGGGCGTCATGAAGGTCTGGAAGGAGATCTCCGACTACTACGCCCCCATCACCGAATGGAGAAAAGACTAATTGGACCTTGCACGGGTCAGAATAGTTGTTATTCTGACCTCATGAACAAGCGCCCGCTTCTGCAGCCAGAGACCGAGAACGTCGTCCACTTCTGCCTGACCGTCTGGGGCGTTGCCTTCGTGCTGGCGTGCCTGGCACTGACGCTCTCTGGCTGCGGCGGCCCGCCGCAAAGCATCTCCATCGACCCCACCGCGAGCCCCGAGGTTCGCGCGGCCATCGAGGATGCCAGGGACGCCTGGTGCGAGACAGATGGCTGGTGCCCGATCACCACGTTTGACGGTGAACTCCATATCGTCATCGACCACCCCTCAGAGCCGCTCCCACCACCCGGAACGCACATGGCCGGCGGGCACACGCCGCACCAGGACAGCGCCATCCACCTGGACGGGCGCGTGCTCGAGGCGCAGCCGGACATGACCTGGATCCTGGCGGCGCACGAGCTCGGCCACGCCCATGGCATCGACCACCACGGTAAGCCCGGCTGCACGATGTTCTATCTCCAGGACGGTCCGCGCTTCGCCATCACCTGCGAATGAACGCCGGCAACGCCGGCAGAAAGAAAAGAATGAGACACCTACTCTGGATTGCCGTTGCCGCCGTCATCGGCTGCGGCTCGCCCACTGAAGAGCCGCGACAAGGCACAACCGAAGTCGACCACGTTCCGCAGCCGCATTCCTACACGATGACTGAGGACGGCCGCTTGCACTGCGACCTCGGGGATGAGGTAGCTCCGGCCATCGGCGATGACGCTGGGGCCGACGTTGAGAAGAGAAACTGGACCATAGTCGATGGCTACGGGATGACCGATACGAACCCGCCGGGCCCGCGCGAAGTGGTTCCGGTGGACATGGTCATAAACTGGAGCGTCGACGGCAGCGCATGGCCTACGACGCCCGCTCCGGGGTACGTGGGTATCATGGGTGGGGCGTCCAATCAGCTGCGCGACGACCCTGATCTGGCGTTCCAGCGCGGCGACTGGGGACAAGCGGCAGACACCGCGCACGGCGGGATTCGCTGGACGTTCTTCCGGGACGGGCCCGGTCTCCCCATAGACTTCGTGGTGAAGCAGGACACTGCAGGACCATCCGCCACCTGCGCCAACGGTGGCGGCCCCTGCATCATGGCCAGCGCCGGGTGCAACGCTGGCGCGAGCATCGGGGTCGCTGGCGGCAGGACCTATGCCAAGTGCGCCATCCCCAACTTCACGGTTGCACCGAAGAATATCCATGCGTTCGCGCACAGAATCAACCCTGCCAATGAGTTGTTTTTTGAGTCAGCGATCCTGGTCGCCGTCTTCAAGCACGAGGTCGGCCACTTCATGGGGCTACCCCACCGAGGGAGCTCACAGAAGCCTTTCGAGCCGGCGCCGGACGGGCCGTGCACTGGCCCCATCGGCACGCGAACCAGCGGCTGCTGGCCTGCAAACCCCGTGGCTTGCGACCTCATGAACGGAGACACGCCGCTCACCTGCCCCAACGGCAACGGCATCTGCTTCGGCCCTGGATACACGAACTGCCCCAGCGGCTCGGCCGTCTTCAACTACTGCCAGCGCATGAGGCTTAGGTTCTTCCGTCCGGGCGACGTCAACACCATCAACCTCATCGACCAGGGCAACAGCCCAAACATCCCCATCTGCTCTGCAGGTAACAACTAGATCCTCGGCCCTTCGGGGCCCCAGTCTGCGCGTCGGAAACGGAAAGCATCTCCCGGTGGACTCGAAGCCGGGTTGTTACGGGCGCGCGGACCGAGGCCAAGCAGGCCCAGAAAAGGAAACCATGAAGAAACTCGTATCACTGATAATTCTCGCGCTCGGCTGCGGCTCCTACGATGACGGCTACGAAGTCCCCGGCGATGAGACCGGCTCGGCTGAAGAGGCCATCACCGTCCACCAGAGCACCGCAGCATTCAATCCGTTCATGGGTGGCGTCATGAGCGACACCAGTCCGAACGACAGCACCTGCCAGCAGCTGATGGGTGCGAACTCGACTTGCGTCCACCCATCGAAGAAGACGATCAAAATCAAGTGCACGGAGCCGACGATCTCGCCCGTCCTGGACGCGGTCATCGCTTCGGCAAACGCCTCGCTGTCCGCAAGCGGCTGGTCGCTGTCACACAACAACGTGACCTTCGATGTCGAGATGTCGAGCTCCAACGTCGCGCTGCCGAACACGGGCCCCGACGACATCGACCGCTACAGCGACTTCAGCCCCATCGCCGTCGGCGCTGGCCTGACCGAAGCTGTCGCGATTCCGGGCCTTCACAAGGTCTGGGCCACGGCGCTCATCCGCATTAATCTTTCGCAGATCAACGCCCGCGGGGCCACGGCTGCGGAAGACCTGACCATCCTCCGCCATTCGGTAGCGCATGAGGTGGCGAAGATCGTCGACGTCGGAGCGAGGCCCAATATCGTTGCGGGTGCCAGCACCTTCGCCAGCGAGCGGCTCATTCTGCCGCTGAACGTGACGAAGGTCCTGTTTTCACCAGGCGAGTTGTGCCGCACGAAGGCCTACAGCCTGAACCCGGCTGGCGTCACGCTGGTCCAGGACTGCGCCGGCCTGTAAGGGCGCGCTGACCCGGTAGCTCTCCGCCGGGCCCAGTCATTGGGCCCGGCGTTTCTGCGTTCAGAGGGCGATGCGCGGGTAGCGCAGGAACACCCGCTGGACCTCGAGACCAGCTTGCGTCAGGACGCCGCCCGAGAACAGGTTATTCCCCATCCCGTCGCCGCTTAGCGCCCAGGACTGTGCCGGCATCCCGAGCGCCAGGGCGACCTCGAGGATCTCCGCCTGACCAGTGAGACCAACGTGGTCGACCATGTCGGTCCCCACGCCCCAGGCTTCGGCAAGGCTCGCCAGGTAGCGGATCGCGTCCAGCGTGCCGTTGATGCCCGAGCGGAACGGCGCGGCGCCGGTGGGCAGCCCCGAGCTCGCCAGGCTCTGGTACCAGCCGCTCGTTTTGCTCCAGTAGGCCTGTGGCGCGAACCAGCATCCCGCGCGGTGCCCGATGCCCGCCAGGACGTCCTTCCCGTACTTGATGGCCGGGCCCGGGTTGCGTCCGCCGTCGGGCAACCCAATCCTGAATGGGCGGTCCGGGAACGCCGCGGAGATCTCCTTCCCGGTCGTAATGGCCTGGGTGCGCCAGGCTTCGGCGCTCATCCCCGAGCCGAGCTCGACCGCCAGCTCGAGGCCCACATGCGGGTACTTCGGGTCATTCACGACCGTGCGCACGTCGGGGCGCTTCCAGAGGTCGCCAGCGTGGTCAAAGTTTAGCCAGCAGATGAGCTGCGCCGCCAGGGTCTGATCCAGGGTGGCGGCGACACCCACGGCCGTCTCCAGGTTGCCGTCCAGCAGGGGCCCCATGGCCGTGGCCCCGATGGCTTTCGCCTGCGCCACCGCGGTCGTGATGTCGGCCAAGCTGTAGAGCATCGCCTCCACGCTGCAGAATGGCCCCTGCGCCACGCCAGCGCGGTTCCTGAGCGTCTTTCCGTCAAAGTAGATGCCAGGTCGGGCGCCGGTCGGCGGCGTCACTACGGGCGGCGTAACGACGGGGGGAACGACCACCGGCGTAGTGCCGGGGTCGCCCTTGTCTCCCTTCGGGCCCGGGGGACCTGGAGGTCCGGGCGGACCCGCGGGGAGTTGGATGGAAGCCGCCTCGGCGGCCAGTGCGGTGAGTCGGGCGATGAGCTCCTGTTGCGTCATGTCTATATTATCGCTGGCCCACCGCCCGGCGGTTATCCGAGGCCCTGGGTGGCAACGTCGATCACGAAGGCCGTTGTCCCCACCAGCCCGACCGCAACGCACTCTATGGTGCCAACCGGATCATAGTTGACGTTGCCTACCAAAGTGACTGGAAAAACCTCGCTCTTGTAGTTGTTTAGCACCGTCAGCAGAATCGTTACCGTGTGGCTGACGGTGCCCAGCACCGGGTCTTCCCACCGGAAGATGACGTTCAGGCTTCCTACCGTGGCCGCATCGGTGATGCGGATGACCACTGCCACCAGGCGATTGTAAAAGGGTGAACCGTAGTTGGGGCAATAAAGACACGGTTGCTCGGCTACGGATGCGGTGTCGGCGATGTTCATGCTCATGCTCAAAAGACGAGCCACGAACCCCGATGTCACCCAATTGGATACGATGACTATGTCCCAATCTCTTCGAAGTGAATGAGCAGGGTTCCGTCGTAGCGATATGTCGATCCATGCGCGATCGCGATGATGGCGGACGGGTCTGTCAGTTCGCACAGCGCGACCCCTTCTCGGTATAGCCAGCGGTACTCATTGGGCGCCAACTCGCTGATGCCGAGATTGGAGAACGACGGCATGCCGGCGACAGCGCCGACCCCAGAGGCAAACGTGATGTCAGGGTATCCGGCCGGGATAGGCGACTCCGTCACGTTTGAAACGGCTACAATGGCAACCACGCTGACCCGATAGAGCCCCGGGGGGATACGGGTATCGATCTGCGTGGTCTCGTCTGCGAATGGAAGGCGGAGAATCTTCATGGTTTCCTTTAGACGGTCCGCTGCAGGACCGCGTTGCAAACTACCAATTGGGTTGCCGCGACAGCGGCCGACATCTGCACACGGACAGCGATAGCGCGATTGATGGTGGTGTCAATGGCTGTCGCGGCAACGCTGCGGGTCTGTTCCAGGGCGTTGATGATGGAACTCGTTGTCAAGGCGTTTCCGCCGCCCTGGCAGATACCCTGCATATTGGCGGAAAACGTGCCCGCTGCCCCGATGCTCAGGATGTTCAGCATCCCCATTATCGTCCACCCGTAGGTGCTCCCTGTCGGGCTAATCGACAAGCTCAGGGTGCGAACGGACACGCCGTTTATGAGCAGATCCGCCTGCAGGTTAAACGCTGTCGCTGTCGCCCCGCGGGTGACGGTCCCCATCAGCGTCCACTCCCAGGTGGAACCGACGCGCATGGTGCCCGCTGGCATCGACGAATTGACGGGAGTGATCTGCGTGGTCAGCGCGTTGACCGTGAAGGTCGCGGGCGTCGACACCTGCGACGACATGCCATGAACGTTCAGCGGCCACTGGCCGGCGCTGCTGCTGTCATCGGCGAAGATGAGCCGGTTAGGTGTCAGGTTCTCCACCCAGATGCCGCCCTGGCCGGCGTTCACGGTGCCAGCGCTCGCGCTCTCCACCAGGTTCACCTGACCGCGTCCGGTCCCGGCGGAGTCGGAAACCAGGATGCGGGCGGCGCGCAGGCTGATGTCCTGGGTCGTGCCCGCGGTCTCTATGATGGTCGTGTCGCTGACGATCTCGATTCCCGCCGCGCCGGACTGCTGCGTCGCTCCCGCCTTCAGCACGATCCCGCTGGTGGCGTTCATGGCGATGTCACCCGCTGCCGGGTTCGTGCCCGCGGTGAAGCCGGCGTCGACGGCCACGGCGCCGTTGGCTACGAGCGAGATGTCCAGATTGTTTGCGTCGGTGCTCGGGGTCGCGTTGCCGGCACCCAGGAATACGCCGCCGTCGGCGTTGATGATGACGTCGCCAGCGGCCGCGCCAGTGGTGTTCTGCGTCGCCAGCGCGTTGATGCTGATGCCGCTCTGGGCATTCATGACGATGTCACCCGCTGGGGCGTTCGTGTTCACCGCCGTGTGCGCGGTGATCGCCACGCCGCCGTCGGTGTTCAGGCAGATGTCGGTGTCCGAGACGCCCGTCCCCGTCAGCGCGCCAGCGAAGAGCCCCAGGCCGCCGCTCGGGTTGAAGACGATGTCCCCAACGTCAGCCGGGCCCGCGCTGGCTGCGCCCGCGGCGATGCTGACGCCGGACAGCCCGCCGATCCGCACGTCCCCATCGCAGGCGACGAAGATGTCGTTTCCCGTCACGCTGGTGATGGGGGTGGCGCCGGCCTGGATGGCGATACCGCCGACCGTGTTCACGGTGATGTCGGCCGCGGCGAACGTGCACGCCAAATTGAAGTTGCCGCCGACGACCTGGACATCGAGGCCACCGGTCGAGCGGATGTCGCCCGTTGCCGCGCCACCCGCGAAGCGGATCTGCTGGCCGCCGTCGATGCTGGGGTTGTTCGCGCCTGACGCGGCCGCCACCGCCAGGGTCTGGGCCCAGCTCGGGGTCGCGCTGGAGCCGCCCTGCTGGATATAGATCGGCATGTCAGCCGGCTGCTCTGGCGGGTCCATCCAGGGATAGATCTGGCCCGCGGAGCCCTGCTGACCGGTGGCGCCGGCTGCCCCGGGGGGACCTGGCATCCCGTCTTGGCCGTCCTGGCCGTCGGTTCCGGGTGGCCCCGGTGGGCCCGCGGCGCCTGGCGCCCCGTCGACACCGTTCGTGCCGTCTCGTCCGGGCGGTCCAGAGTCGCCCTGCTCGCCTGGCGCGCCATCCACGCCTGGAGGCCCCTGGAGCCCGTTTGCTCCGTCGCGCCCTGGAGGACCGGGGTCCCCGTCTGCCCCCCGCTCTCCGTCGCTCCCCGGCGGCCCGGCGGGGCCGATGGTGCCCGGGGTCCCCGGTGCGCCCGGAACGCCGTTCTGCCCGACCCCTTGTCCTAGGCTCCAGCCTCGAGACCCGTCGCTGATGGCCTCGAAGGTCCCCGGGGCGTTCACGACCACGAACGGCAGCCCGTTCACCAGGCCGTTGACCGCGCGGTAGGTGACCCGGTTCGGCGAGCGGTGGACGAAGGTGATGCGGGCGCCTCGGTTGTAGGCGGTGGCCTGGACCAGCGTCCCCGAGATGCCCGCCGCGGGCGCTTCCACGGTCAGGGTCTGGCCTTCGCGCGCCATGAAGTTGACCGTCTGCGTCTCCTGGACGGGCGGCTTGCGCTTCAGCGCGTCCACCTCGGTGCGGAGCTCCTGGATCAGCCGCGAGAGTTCCCCAATTGCGGTCATGCCATCTCCGCGGGGTCGAGCTGCTTAAGCTGGCCAGCTTCGGGGTCGACCAGCATCGCTGCCCCGAGCAGGATGCATCCTTCGCCCGGCGCGCTGGGGGTAAAGGTCCACTCGAAGACCACGCTGGTCAGGTCGCTCTGCTGCAGCGCCCAGCGTCGCTGAAAGGTGGCGCCCACGGTCAGCCCGGTCAGCACGAACGAGTCGTAGGTCTGGAAGGTCACGCCGTCATCATAGCTCACCCTGAGCGCCAGCGTCCCCGCGCTGCGGAACTCGCCCGTTGCCAGCATGGCGTGGAGCGTTCCGTACCCGCCGAGCTCGAACGGGTAGAGCGGGTTCGTTTTCCACTGCGTGGTGATGACCGAGCCGGCATCCGCGTAGACGGTCTGGCTCTGGATGTAGACGAGCGCCCCGCTGATGTAGGCCATCCCGTCGCCCACGTTCACCAGAGCCTTGATGTCGCCCGCGGCCTGGAGCGGCGGCGTGTCTTCGCTCCAGATTGTAGTGCGCAGGCTCCGCACCAGGATCCGCGAGTCGTTGCCCGCCAGGTTCTGACACGCGAAGGCGATGCTGTCGTCGCGCCGGTTCAGGCACGCGCCGGTGATCGTGGGGAAGGCGTCCAGGGTGTCCTGGATGTCGACCGCTGCCCAGGTCGGGGCGCCGCTGCCGCGCGGCATCTGGTAAAGCTTGTCGTCGTCCAGCTGGAAGTAGATGCCGTCTGGAGCCTTCAGAAGGCTACGCCAGTCCTTCAGCCCGCTCGCGGTCGGAATCTCCACCGCCGGGGGAAGGCGCCCGCCGCCGATGTCGTTCACTCCGGCGCCCGTCACCGCGTAGATGGCGTCGCGACTGAACAGGGCCCGGACGCCGTCCAGCGACAGGATGCCGACGACGGGCTTGCTGATCTTGCCGTAGAAGCTCGACAACGAGCTGAAGTTGACCGGCTCATCCAGGAACGCCTCTTTCGATTCGGTGAACTCGAAGGGTCGCGCCAGGCCGGCGATGGCGAGCCGCGCCGAGCTCGAGCTGATGTAGCTGCAGCCCTCGGGTGCGTCGTTCTCCACGGGGCCAGAGAGCTCCCCGTGCTCGCCCTGGGTGTAGATGACGCCCTGGGTTGCCAGGGTGATGTCGCTGACCTGGTCCAGGATGGTGAGCGGCGCCCCGTAGTTGGCCATGCCGGTCGGAACCTGCTTCACGACGCAGCGCCGGAACACGCTGCCGCTGGTCTGCGTGACGGGGTCCCAAACGGTCCGGGACAGCACCGAGATGACCGAGCCGCCGAAGAGCAGGCCGCCGAGTGCCACCCGGGTTGAATGCGGCGTGGAGACCACCAGCGTGTTCTGCGTCTGCGCTGCGCCAGTATTGGCCTGGAACACGATGGACGGCGGACTCTGCTCGAGCGAGCCATCGGCGCGGGTGTACTCCCAGTGATGCGCGTAGGTGTACTGCGCGCTCGGGTTCAGCGAGCCGCCCGCGGCCGGGGTCGCCGAGTAGATGCCCGGTATCTCATTGAACCCGAGCTCCGAGAGAATCGTCCCGTCGTAGGCCTGGACGGGCGCGCCAGTGAAGTAGAGCAGGCCGCCGTACTGCGCCGACTGGCGCCGAGCGGTGCTCCTGAAGCTGATGAGCGTCACCGAAGGCTGGGCGAGCGGCAGCCCACCGAGCGCCACGCTGGTGTTGCGCGCCCCGATCCAGGCGAGGCGCCCCGAGCTGGTGTCGCGCTGGAGGTTCATGATGCCCCCCATCGTGCCGCTGATGGTGCCCATGTCGACGGCGTTCCCCACGTCTCGGGTCGCCATGTGCGCGTCGGTGTCGGTCAGGTAGAAGAGGGCGTTGCTGGCGACGGGGATACCCGTGGCCGTGTCGGTGACGGCGGGCAGCGCTGGCGCGACGACACCCGAGAAGACGACCCCGCGCTTCTTAAGGTTGTAGGTGGAGACGACCGGCCGCGAGCGGCATAGCGCGCGCTGCGCCGTGGTCGTGAGAACCAGCGCGTGGGCGGCCTGGCTGAAGAACTGGCAGACCGCGTTGCTGTTGGCGTCGTTCACGACCACCGCGATGCTCGCCGCCTGCGGAGCGACCGGGGGGACGCGGCAGAGCGCGCCGGACACGCCGACCGTGGTCGCGGTGGGACCCAGGGTTAGGACGCCCGTGGTCGCGTTGAACGTGCGAAGCTGGGCCGTGTTCGTGCCGAAGACCGAGAACAGGTTGATGGTGTTGTCCACCTGGTCGACGTCGACGCTCACCACGATGGAGGTGATGGCCGAGTTCGTGGCCGTGGAACCCTGCTGGGCGCCGGCAGAGTTGTAGATGCGGACCTTTGCGGTGGTTCCCGTCTCCCCCGAGGCGCTCGCCACGCGCCAAGTGGAGGCGTTCGTGACGGGCACCAGGTCGTGAGAGTTGCTGGCGTTGCCGGTGCTCGGGGTCGCGAAGGTCTGGAACGCCAGGTCTGTCCCTGGCGTAAAGTCGAAGATGCTGAGATCGCCGCTGGTGCGGTTCACCTGGAGATAGAAGGTGTCGACCGCGAAGGTCAGGACCGGGCGATTGCCGTCGGTCACCACCTTCTCATGGTGCAACACCTGCCCCGTGTCCTGGCGAGCGATGAGGCAGAAGGTGTCGTTGGTATTGATGGTGCGCCACGCCAGCGCGACGAAGCCGCCACCCGCGGCCGCGGACATCGCGGCGATGCCGTCACCGACCTGGCTGATGCCCGCCACCTCGAGCGGGTTCGTGAACGGCGTCAGCGTGGGGTTGCTGCTGACGTCGGTTCCGCGCCAGGCGGCGCTCGCCAGGTTGACGAACTCGAAGAGCTCGGTGGGGACACCGTCGCTGGAGTCATTCCCGAGCGCGAGCAACCGGCTGTTGAACTCGTGAAGGTCGAAGGGCACCAGCGTCCCACCCGTGGCCGTGCTGGCGGCCTGGGGGACGTACCCGGTTCGCGACACCAGGCGGCCATCCTTCTGGACGCGCAGGTTTTTGCACGCCGCGAGCACCCCGAGCGGCGCCAGGCGCGGCTCTACTCGGTCATAGCGACCGAGCGACAGCGGGAAGTGAACGACCTTCACAGCGTTCCCCCGAGGTACCCGGTGGGCACAGTGAAGCCGCCGCGCTGGAGGCGGGCCGCGCTCTCCACTATGAGGGCGTCCGCCACCTGCCAGGCTTCTTTCGCCTGCGCATAGAGGTCGCTCTTATCCTTGTCGCGCTGGCAGCAAGTCATGGCCGCCGCGTTCAGAAACCACTCGTCCCACGCTTCGTAGATCATGAACACGTTGGAGTCGGTCGTGATGTCCGCCCACGTGTCCACTGAGTGAATGACGTACTGCCCCGCGAGCACCGTCGACTGACTGTAGGCGTTCGGCGAGCCCCAGATTGCGATCTTGCCGGCGGTGATAGTGGCGCCGCTCGGCACAGGCGCCTGGCGCACTGCCCAGAAGCCGACGCCATGGGTGGGGACCATGAACGGGATGTCGCGCCTCTGCCCGAACTCGATGGCGTCCAGCTTCTGCCAGCGCAGGCCGAGCGCGGGGAAGCCGCCCTGATTCGTCACGTCGACCCCGACCACCTCGCCGATGGCCGCGGGGATGGGTAGGTCGACGAAGTCTTCGCCAGCCGTCTGCGTGGGGATGGCCGCCGCGGTCGTGCTCTGGATGAACTGAGGCGTCCCGAGCTGGCTGACGCGCGAGCGCAGCGCCCGATACTTGCGGTTCAGCAGCAGGTTCAGGTTCGTCGGTGAGAAGCGCCCGTTGGCGCCGTTCTTCCCGTCGATGGCAGCGAGAAACACCAGCTGGGCCCTGGCGTCATCCAGGCGAAGACTCTGAGGCATGCCAGATTATCGCTGGCCGACCCCTACTCTGGCTTGCGCCAGTCGAAGTCCGTCAGGGCCCGCTCGTGCTCGCCGCTGACCTCGGTCAACCGGTGGTCATCGCTCCAGTCGAGCGGGGCCGCGGCAGCCTTCGGGCGAGGCTTCTGCGCGACCCGCGTCCAAACCATGCGGAACACGTTGTCCAGCACGGCGCCCTGGCGCTTCTGCTCCTTCGCCATGCGCTTCATGGCGACGAAGGTGGCGTGTGCCGCCACCCACGCGAAGTACGCTGAGAACGCGCCCCAGCCCAACAGGGCGAGCCCGATGCCCGCCGCCGTCAGAGCCAGGGGCGACATCACACGTACCGCTTGGTTCCCCAGACCGCCAGGTTGACCGTGACAGCGGACGCGAAGGCCTGGAGCGTCTGGGTGCCCGTCAGCGGGATACCGGGGTTAAAGAAGACATCGAGCGAATCGTTGGCGGCAACCAACTTGCCGGGAACGATTCGAGTGCCGGTCGCGTCGGTGCCCACCGACAGGTTGACCGTGGCGCTGGCGCCCGCGGTGTTGCTGAAGCGGGCGTGGCGCACCAGGACCTCATCGCCGGACACGTTCGTGAAAACGGTTGTGGCCGTGGTGGCCAGAGCTGCGGGGCCCGTCAGGGCGATGATCTTGTCGGACATCAGCAGAGCCTCTTCACGGCGCGGCGGAAAGCTTCGCGCCTGGTCTCGGGGTCCGCTTTCGCGTCCAGAAAGGTGTCGATGGCTTCGTCCGCTTCAGCATCTTCGTCGATGACCTCGGCATCCTCGGGCACCTCGGCATCCTCGGAAACGGCATCGGCGTCCTCATCGGCGCCGACCGCGAAAAGCAGGTCCTTCGTTTTCATGTCTCCTGAGGATTATCGGCCTCGAGCTCAGAGAGAATGCGCTCGGCGACCCGCGACACCGCGCGGGGACAGGTAGATACCCGTCCCTCGCGCAGGATCCTGCGAATCAGTCGTCGGGCCGCAGCATCGACTTCAGGTCCGAAATACGAGCGGCCGCCGCTTCCTCCCGGTCCTGCAGGCGGAGCTCGTTCAGCTTCGCGATCTCGATCTGCTGCGCTTCGCACTTCCCCCAGAGTCTCTGAACGATGTACGCCAGAACCCCCGTCAACCCCATCTGCGAGACGATCTGTAGCCATTCCATAGGTCATGAGCCAATCCCTCTTGGGGGTCAATGGGTGACGTTTTAGGTCAGTTCGTCCCCGAGCCGAACGCCAGCAATGTCGGCGGTCGATGACGGGGAAGGGCCGGCGAACTCCACCGTGTCACCGTCGTGCAGAAACACCTGGATGTTTCTGCATGCCGTGGCCGTGGTGGACAGGTTGTTCTCACTGCCAGAGTCGGGTGACCCGTTGGCCCATGACAGGTGAGACGAAGGCGGCAACGCTACCCAGAACACGTAGATTCCGTCCGCTGGCGCGGTGAAGGCGAGCGCTGGGTTGCCGCCGATACTGGTCACTTGCTTCATGGCTTACTTGTTCACGTACAGGATGGTGTGAATCTCATCGCCGTTGGCCATGGCGAACTCTGCGAAGGCTCCACCGGCCTGCGTGGTCGGCTTGAAATCGAACGTGCCGGCCGCGTCGTTGAAGTTGCTGGGCAACAGATGGAAGTAGCTGGCGATGGCCGTCGCTGACGCGGGGACGTGGATGAGCTGAGCGACGCTCAGGTCCAGGACGCCCAGCGAGCTGGTCTGCGAAGAGCCGGTTCCACGCAGCGACACCGTGGCGATGCCGACTCCGGTCCGTGCGATGCTGACGCCCGGGAAGCTCGCCACTTTGCGGCCGCCCGTGGTCAGCGTCTTCAGGGTGAACGTGATGGCCGCCGCGCCGCCACCTCCGACCGTGAACTTCGCCGACAGGATCGCGCCCTCGCGGTAATTGCCGAAGAGCCTCGGGAAAACGCCTTGAATCATGATTCAGTCCTTCTGGCTTGCGCCTCAGCCGGAACGCATCCGGCCTCATTGGAGCGCCCGAAGGCGCGTTGCAGAGATGCTTCCCCCGCCCGACCGCCATGGCCCGAGCGGGGATGAGCAAGCGTGACCTTACGCGGCGATACCTGAGTCTGAGCGCCCATGCGTCCAGGGCTTGCCGTTCACCGTCGCGCAGGTGAAGGCGTGCCAGCGGGCTTCGTACCCAGCGGCGCCGGCCTGGCGGAGGATCTCGTTCCCGTCGCCCTCATCGAGACACGGGAAGCCGTCGTAGTTGTAGAGCTTCAGGTTCTCTCGAGTGAAGAGCCAGATATCCGACTCCACGCAGTGGGGGTCGTTCATCACCTGCGTCGGGCCGTTGCAGGTCATGATGGTCAGGAGCTCCACGCCGAGCTTCATCTCCTTCGTGAACTGCAGCGTTCCGTACGACTGCGCTTCGGTCGCCAGCTGCTGCCAGGTGCGGGGCCCGACCACGCAGAGAGTGGCGTTCTTCGCGCCGGCCTGGCTGCGCCCGATCGTTGCCAGCAGCTGGATTCGGTCCAGGACCGACATGCCCGCGCTGACCACCGATGGAAGCCGGAAGCCCGAGAGACGAGCGTCCTGCGACCGGTTGACGTTGAACGCTGTGCCCTGCGCAGCCGCGAGTGTCACCCAGCTCTGAAAGGAGCGGATCTGAGCGTCACTGAGGTCGGTACCCTGCGCGACGTCACCCAGGCGAAAGATGAAGGCGTTGTTGGCCGGGGTCGCTCCGCCGTTGCCCGGCTGAGGCAATGTCGGGGTGACCGTTCCGTTGAACACCGCGTTGCCGATGTAAAGCTGAGCTCCCGCGTTAGGGCCATCACCGTCCGGGAAAACCGCCTGGACGTACGCGAAGGCAGGCTGCGTGGTGCCCACCACCGTCGCGGTACCGTTGCCGTTCGTAGTCGCGAACATGATGACCATGCCGACGCTGAAGTTGTAGGCGTCGCTGGGGTTGCTCAGCGTGTAGGCGCCAGCCTGGGCGCCCGTGGCGATGTTCGTGACCTGCGCCAGAGCGCCGCCGACCGGGCCGAGCAGCTTGCGCGCTCCAACCTCGATGAAGGCACCGATCTCGCTCTCCATCACCTCATTGAGCTGACGGAGGTAGGCGTCCATGTTCGTCTTCGAACCCGCGACAGCCTTCGCCGTGACGGTCGCGACGCCATGGTAGTCACCGTAGGTCGAGATGAACTCATCATAGTTGGACGCGCCGTTGCCGGTGTTCACGACGGTGATGGCGGTCGTCGCGCCCTGGGGCGTGAACGTGTAGGAGCCATCCGCGCTGACAGCCTGAGCCGCCTGGAACTGGAACGACTGCCCCTTGGGGCCGCTGAGGATCACGCCCTCTGCGACGCTGGAGCCGCCCTGAGTCGGCTTGTCGAGCACGGCCACGAAGGGGCTGGTGCGGTCGACGATGGTCTGCAGGTTGTACGGGCTGAACCGCTTCTTCAGAAACTTCGAGCTGAAAGACGCCACGGCGCCTCCTGACTGTAGACTGAGGTTTCGAACCTGCTACAGCCTCGGGCCCAGCTACCTCCGCCGTGCTACACTCCAGAGGGGGAGGACCCTTGCGCGGCTTCAGCGACTGAACCCCCCGGAGGGTCGGGGTCGGTTCTTATGGACATTATCGGCCGGGCGCCGGAACTTTCGCTCAGGACGCCGTCAGCTGGACGGGCGCGACCTCTGGAGCGGCTTCGGGCGCGCAGGCATTCCAGGCGCTCACCGCCGCGTTGATGGCCTCCACGGTGGCCCCGAGCTTCGCGGCGATGAGCCTCGGGTCGACCTTGCCCGCGAGCGCGTCCCTGGCGACGTCCGCGGCATCGAACGCCGGCTCGACCAGGGGACGGAACGCGGCAACCCTGCATTCGAACATGTCGGACTGCGCCTCCTGCGCGGGCGTCAGGTTCGTGCAGCCAGCGGCGAGTGCGACCAGGGCGAGAGCGGCGATGAGTTTCATGGGTGGATTATCGCTCAGTCCAGTGCCCGCATCCAACGCACAGTGTCTCGATGCCGTCGTCGCCCTGGATGTTCCAGAAGAATGTCCCGCCGCAGTAACAGCGCTGGACCACCGTCCCTAGCGGCGGCTGGTAGAGACTATTGCGCACCGCCTTCCAGAGCGTGCAGAGCGGGCACTGGAACACTTTCACTATGACGTCCGACGTCTGCACGAACTCGTGTCGACACGCCAGGCAGACGCAGGACCCAGTCACCATCTGGGCCCTGCTGGGGAACTCGATGACCTTACCCATCACACGCCTGGGAGCCGCGGCCCGTCCGGGAACACACAATGACCGTCGATGTCTTCGAGGATCTCGTAAAGCTGACTCTCGTCGACACCCTTCCCACTTTTCTCGTCAGTCAGGACCGCGTTCACGGCGTGGTACGTGCGCCGCAGGCACTCTTCGAGCCGCTGGATCCGCAGCGCTTGCATTGATTCGGTGAAGCTCATAGGCACCAGCTCGGGTCTTCGGGCGCCTGAAAACCCAGGCGCCAGTCGTTTGATGCCGCAGACCGCTGCAGCCGCGCGTCAAAGTCGTGCGCGTATGGCCCAGCCTCCCGAATGCGCGCTTCAACGAGATCGGGGCCCCGTGGTCCGAAGGCGCGAGACGCCGCGATCTCGCGCTGGGTGATGACCAGATAGGTTCTCATCGGCGCGCCCTCCTGAGTTTGGCCTTTCGCAGGTTCCGCGCTTGTCGGCGCATGTCCTTCAGCCACGGGTCGATGATCCAGCTCAGGTCCTGGCAGATCGCGACGCTCATCGCCCACCTGGTTTCGTCAGCGGGCGCCCGAGCTGCGTCTCCGCCCAGCGATGACACTCGGGCTTCGAGTAGCCAGAGCTGGCCCAGCCGCCGCTTGGCCCCGAGATGAACTGGACCGGCGCTGAGCAGGCGATGAGCCGCTTGACCCGCTCGCCTTCGTGCTCGGTCAGCGCCGGCTCCGAGATGCGCTGTTCGAGCTCGAACTCGGTCCCGATGCGTGGCCCCGACATCCACATGTAGGTGTAGGTCACGTGAATCGCTCCTTCACGAACTGTTGCACGCTGACACCAGACTTCTCCGCCCGCGCCTTCAGCTCGTTGAGCTTCGCTGTCGCCACACGCTTCCTGCGTCGGACCTCCTTCGCGGCCCGCGAAGCGAGCCTGCGCCGCGTCGCCCGGTTCGGGCGCACCTCTGCAGTTGGCCACGGCAACACCGGCTCGATTGGTTTCTCTGGAGGCATCGTTTCACCGTGTCTTTCGATTGATGGTTTTCCCGGACCGCCCCTTGGCCTTGGGTAGAGGTCGACGACATCCCGGGCAGACATCCACCGCACTGGGCGCTGAAGCGGGCCCAGACTTGCGCTTGGCGGCGAGTCGGGCCCGGATGGCTTCGGCGAGCGCATCAAAGTCATTCTTCAAGGTCCGCCAGCGTCTCCTCTAGGTCGGCCATGAGTGAATGATAGCACTTCCGGTATTCTCCACCAGTGCCGACGTTAGAGCGCGTCACCAGCAGCGACCTGCAGCGGCGCAGCAGGGCCACCAGCAAGTCCCGGTCGCGCTCCGTTTCGTCCGTTTCGGGCCTATCCTGGGCGACATAGAGCACGCCGTTCACCACCAGCTCAGTGTACCCGCGAAGCTTGTCGTCCGTTATGTCGTCGTCCCCGTTGTCTCGCCGCTTCTCGACTTCGTCCTCCCTGGCGCACTCGAGCGCGGTGAGGCGCCCAGCCAGGTTCTGGATCCGATGCGCCAGCTCCTGCGGCGCCACCACTGCGGCAACAGCGCGCCCCGACTCGAAGTCGTTCATGCGCTTCGCCAGGAGCTCATACTGGCGCTTCCATTCTGGGGACTGGGCGGGGATGCGACCCTCTAGGATCTGGAGGCGAGCAACGGCGTCTTGCGCCTGCTTCGCTAGCACATTGCAGTGCGCCTGCGCCGCTTCAGCCACCTCCGCCACCCTGCACAACTGCAGCGCGCTCGCCACCCCACCTCCCGTTGGCCCCATATCACGTAGCTCAGTCATGTTTTGCTCGCTCTCTCGCGCAGGTATGCCTCTCGCGCTGTCCACAGTTCATCCGCCAGCCGAAACGCCTTCGCCGGTGGAACACCGGGGAGAGCGTAGTGGATTGCCGCCTGGTCGATGAAGTGCTGGCGCTCAGCTTCGAGCGCCCCAGCCTCCACCGCTTCGAAGGTAATCGAGGGAGTCACCCCTCCGCAGCGTTCCGGGGTTGGCTCGGGCGCCACCGCCGGCTTACTTCGATTGTCTCGCTTGCTCACTTCTCAGGCCTCTCTTCGTACGGCACCCAGGCGCCGCAGTAGGTTTCATGTTGCCCTTCGCGCAGGCCGCAGCCCGCGCAGGCACCCGATGGCACGACGGGCTTCGTTCGATACTTGCACGTCGGCGTGTGCAACCCAGCTCCCATCCTGCAATGGTCGCACGTGAGATGCCACATTCCGGGATAGGCGGTGGGCAGCGGCATTACTTCCCCTTCGATTCGAGCAGACGCTGAACCTCAGCGCGGAATGCGCGGAGCTCCAGCACCTCAGATGTCAGGTCGGCGTTCGTCTTCTCGGTCGTTGCCTGGCGGAACTCCAGGTTCGATAGGCCAGTGCGGAGCGCAGCGATGGTGCGATGGTGATCACCGTTGATCTTCAACATCTCGACTGCTTCAGTCCTGGCTGCGTCGCGCCGCTCCTTTTCCTGAACCAGCTCCAGCGCGAGCCGTTGCGAGTCTTCGCACCCGCACGGCCGCTGGTGGTCGCTCTGCTTCACGGCATGACCATCAGGGTCGCGCACTGGAGCGCAGTGCTGCTCAGCGTCCTGTAGTTCGGTGAAGCGAGCCGAGTACAGGTCCAGCGCTGTCAGGTCGGCGCGCAGAGCATCGAGCGTCGTCCAGATGCGTGTCAGCTCTGGCTCGGTAGACGTCCTCAACCCATGAAACCTATGCGTCAGCCCTTCGCAGGTGGTCTCGCAGACCGCGAGCCGATCCAGCATCGCCTCCTGGTTCCCCTCCAGCGCGGCCACCAGCTTCGTCAGGTCCGTCACTTGTTTCGAGTCAGTCATGCGATTCTCCTCGAGGCATCCCGCACGTCAGCAGGCGCCCTTTCTTCGAGTAGCTCTTCGGAGGGCAGCCTTCAGGTGGCCGCCGCTCGGGTAGGTTCGCGCAGGCCCAGCAGACCTTCGGTCGCTCGCGGGTGTCGAGTCCGCTGCGACTACCATCGCCGCAGCCCCGGTTGTCATGCCGAGCCTTGTAGGAGGCGCGGCGGGCAGCGTTCTGCCCTTGGCATTCCGGGTGCCAGCGCCGGCCGCCATCGTGGGGCCCGACCTGCCACGAACGGCCGCAGCCGTCGACGCAGAAGCGAGTCTTCATGTCTTCGGCGTCAGTGTGGCGAAGGCTAGCTCCAGCGCCTGTCGAACCTTGATGGCCTCCTCCAGGTCGGTCTGGAGCCGATCCAGGGTGCCAGCGTCGTAGACGTTGATGGCCCAAGTCTTGGGGTCAGCGCGGCGAGCGGCCGCGGCGGCCACGGTCAGCAGGGAGACCGCGAAGGTGCGCTCCCTGAGCTGGGCCCAGCGCAGCGCGGTGTCGCTGTCGGTAGCAATGTCTTCGGGTGAGCGTTCACGAGCCATCTTCGAGTAGTCGAGCTTGTCCATGTCGCAACCATGGCAGGACGCCTCAGGCTTGGCAATGGGAATGTATGCACAACCCATCTCCGACGGCTGGTTCAGTATCCAGTTCAGTGCCGGGCTTCGCCCGAGGGGCCTGTTTCATGGCGCCGGCCGGCTATTGTGACCTCTGATGGGGCTGATGGGGTACTGATGGGGTCTGCCCCATCGCGTCAAGTCCATGTAACTACTCCTAAAACAGCCCGGTGATGGGGTGATGGGGTGTTTTCCTATACTCCCCCCTAGATAGCGCGCAGGGCTTGCAAGTTGGGGGTAGGGGACGTGTGACCCCCCAAACCCGGGGTCAGAATACCCCTAAACCCACGCAACTACGATGCAAAGTGCTGATGGGGGGAAACAGCATCACCGACCCCCTCAGGGGTGGTTTTTGCCAAATTGTCAAAGAGTGTATAGACAGCTTGTGACAGAATGTCAAAAACGGAGGCGTCGCTTGTGCTACCCGTAGGCACATGGCAGAACCCCACGATGACCAAACCCAGAGACCGAACCAGGCGTATCGTCATCAGGCTAACCCCGGAGGAGCTGGCAAAGCTCAAGCTGACCGTTGCCGCGCACACGGAATATGAGTCAGTATCCGCATATGTAAGATGGCTCATCAGGGGTGGCACGAGACCCGAAAAGCACCCGAGCCAGGAGCTCGTGTCGAGCGATGACGAGTCAGAGAACTTCTAACCCGCTCTGGCCGCCGCGCCTCGGGGTGCTCGATCAGAACGCGCTGTCGCTCTGGTTCTCCATGCGCCTCGAAGAGCAGCAGCGTTCTCCAGCTGGACCCCCTCTGGGGCCGCTCAGGAGGCTCGCCCTGGCGCTGCACGCCCCAGCCACCGACGTCACCACCCAGGCGAACAGAGACGCCCTACGCGCGCTCCTAATCGCCTTCCGTCAACCCAAACAGAAGAAAGAGAAACCGTAATGGCATTCGTAGAACCTGACATCATCTTCAGAGCCGACCGCACCTACAACGACAGCGAAGAAGAGCTCCGCCTCGAGCGCAGCGAATGGCAGGGCAAAGACGTCTACCGCCTTCGCGTGGTGTTCAAGACGCAAGAGGGGCAGTGGCGCTGGAGCCAGGCTCGCCCGAGCTCGACACAGCGCTACTGGCAGGAGTTCAACCTGAAGGCCCGCGAACTCCGCGCGCTCGGAGAGCTGCTCATCGCGGAGTCCGAAGCGCAGCAACAGGCGCTCGACCCCAACGAACCCATCGCAGAGGGCGCACCGAAGGCGAGCGGCAGCCGGCGCCCACCGCCAGGTCTGGACGGCAAACAGCGCCGAGCGCCCGCCCCGCGCGAGCAACGGGCCATGGCGGAGTATGACCAGGCCCAGAACCGCAACCGCCGGGTGCCAGTCTCGGGCCCCGACCAGGAGGATGACGACATCCCGTTCTGATATGGCACTCTGACACGGCGCATAAAGCGACGCGACAGCTTGCCACTCTGAGACACATAGGCCATCCTTCAGTTGCGCTTGTCCTCGCGCACTCCCCCGGCCGTCAACCGGGGGAGACTCCGTTCCCCTGACAAGGAACCCGAGACCGAGGACCGAGAGCAACGGAGTGAAGAAGGACGCCGCATGGTTACGTGGGAAGATCTCAGGCTGACCCCAAAGCAGGTGGAGCTGCTCGAGCGCAGCGCGATAACCCCCGAGGTCGCCCACCAGCAGGGCGTCCGGCACATACGAAACATCCGAGACCTTCCGCCCGGATTCGCGAAAAGCACCGTCATCTCTAACGCTGGCGAGGCGGCTTTTCCCGGCATTCTGTTCAGGTATCACGCCCCGCTCACTGGCTCCATCGTGCCCCAGTACCGTCCTGACACGGCGCTGCCCAAGGGCGACGGCAGCAAGAAGCTGGTCAAGTACATCTCTCAGCCTGGCACTCCCGTCTGTCCGCACGTGGCTCGCCAGGTGGACGCCGCGCGCCTGGTGCTGGTGGTCGAAGGCACGAAGCAGTGCCTGGCAGCGCTGGCAAACACCGACCCCGACGTCTCGGTGGTGGGCGTGGCCGGCTGCTACAACTGGCAGCTGAACGGCGTCCCCCACCCGCAGTGGAAGATGGTCGCGGGTCTCCCCGTGGTCATCGCCATGGACGCGGACGCAGCCACGAACCCCGACGTTTACCGCGCGGCAACCATGCTGGGCGCAGCGTGCAAGACGTTCGGCGCCGAGTCGGTGCGGTACCTGCGCCTGAAGGCAGAAGGCAAGACTGACGGCCTGGACGACGTGCTCGGCAAGCTCGACCCGGACATCCGCCCCCTGTTGTTCTCCGAGCTCATCGCTGCAGCAGAGGACGCGCCCGCGGACGTCGACCCCAGCCTGGTCGCGAACGAGTCGCTGCGGGTGGAGCCGGTCATCGAGCGCGGGGAGTTCCATGCGCCTCCAGTGGTGCCCGCCGGCGTCCCCGCGAAGCCGCTGAGCTACCTCCCCCCGCGCGTCCCCACCGCCATGGACCTCGAGTCCAGCAAGTCGGTGGTGGTGATCGCCGGCAAGATCGTTGCTCGATGCGACAGCGACGACGTCCACCTCATCGTGGAGTCGAGCGCGGGCGGCATCTATGAACCCGTCTACGCCTACCAGGCTGGGGCGTACCGGGTGCTCCCAGAGACCTGGCTGCACAACGCGATCCGCGCCTACGATGGCAAGGTCAGCGCGAGCGACGTGGCTCGCTTCCAGCGCAAGACCGCTGACGAGAAGCGTGGCGGCATCGCCGACCACGAGAAGTGGCACGCGAGCCCCCGCAACATCGCCGCCGTCAACGGCCTGGTGCGCGCCCAGCTGATGAGTCGCTACGGCCTGGCGCCGGGTAAGAGCCCGCTGCGCCACGACAAGCCGATTACCACCGTCTTCACGAACGGCACCATCTGCTGGGATGAAGACACCCAGGCCATGCGCTGGGAAGCGCACTCGCCATGGCATCGGGCGTCCTGGGGCTTCGGCTTCGATTACGAACCAGGCCTGGTCCCCGAGCACATGCTCGCGGTGATGCGTTACAGCTTCGCCAACTGCGACCCGGTGGAGAGGGACAAGCGCGTCCAGCTGCTGCGGGCCGCGGCCGGCGTCGCGTTCCTGGGTGCCTACAGCAAGGTGCGTCGTGCGCTTTGGCTGAGCGGCAACGGCAACGACGGCAAGGGCGTCTACACTAACCTGGTGCGCGGCATCCTGAAGGCCGCTGGAGCTCCGACCACCGGTGTCACGCCAGACGCGCTGAGCAACAGGGTCATGGGGCAGAGCGCGCGCAAGCGGCTCGAAGGCTCGCGGTGCAACTTCGGACACGAGATCTCCAGCCTGGAGAACGTCAGCGAGTTCAAATCGGTGCTGCAGTGCGAAGAGGGCGACGGTCGAGCCATCGGCTTCGATGCCGTCTCCACCCAGGCTGACTGCGCCCACATTCTGGACAGCAACTATCCGATGCCGAAGACGCGGGTGGACAACGCCTGGCGGCGCCGCATCGCCCTGGTGCTCTTCGAGAACCCTATCCCCGCGAACTACCCCGTCGACCGAAACATCGATGAGAAGCTGCTGGCTACCCAGAGCCGCGAGTTCACCTGCTGGGCCATCGACGGCGCGCTCGAGGTGCTCGCCAACGGCGGCGCCTATGACCTCCCCCGCTGTCACTTCGAAGGCATGGACCGCTGGGGAGGTTATTCGGGTGAGAGCAACGTGTCCGCCTTCTTCCAGGACGCAGTGGAGGACTCAGAGCCAGGGTGCTCGAAGCGTAAGCTGCCGCACCTGAAGGCGCTCTATGGCGCCATTGCCCCCAAGGGCGGCTTCACTAGTCCGCGTTGTTACCTGGCTTGGCACAAGGCCAACGGGTTCGCCCCGAAGAAGCTAGCGGAATACCCGGCGTTCGTTGAACAGCTGCGCTCGGGGACAGTGCCCGGTGTCACCCTGGAGTCGAGCTGCAAGGTGCTGGTGGCTCGGGTGGCGATCACCCAGCGCCAGGCGGCCATGTCCGAAGCCAGCGTATCTGCCCCCCGCGTGGTCCCCGAGCCGCTGAACGTGGCCGAGCCCTTCCAGCGCCCCGCCTACGTCCCCGAGGGGCCCGAGGCCCCGAGCGCCACCGAGGCGTACGAAGCGCGCCCCTACAAGGCTCGCCGCGGGGGGAACGTCATCCCCCTCTATGAGGACGACATGACCTACGACAATGAGGCCCCGCTGGGCGAAGAGTATGAGAGCGCAGCTGACCCGGAGAGTTTCTGATGACCGACGTGATTGACCTGGAGGAGAGACGGATGCTGGACAGCCACGCGCCGGTGGCCTGCGCCCTGATGGAGCGCGAAGGCATCACGCTGAAGCTGACGCGGGTGGCGCTCGGGGCCATCACCAGCGAAGACCTCATCGAGGCTCGGGGCCTGGCGCACGACAGCCCCTGGCGCGTCTACCTGCGCGAGCACAAGCAGGAGGTGGTCTGGTTCCTGTCCCGCCGCGAGCCGCGGCGCTGGGCCCAGCTTGCGGCCGCCCTGCTCGAGGAGTGGCATGAGGCGACGGGGACACCGAGGAGGGTTCCGGAATGAAGACCTACATCCATTACATCACGCCAGTTTCAAAGCCGAGGCAGACCCGCTCCGACGTCTGGAAGAAGCGCCCAGCGGTGCTCCGCTACCGAGCCTTCGCCGATGAGTGCCGGGCCGCCGGCATCGAGCTCCGCGACGGGGACACCATCATCTTTGGGCTGCCGATGCCGAAGTCATGGAGCGGCCTGAAGCGACACACGATGAGCGGGGCACCTCACAAGCAGAAGCCCGACCTGGACAACCTGCTGAAGGCGCTGATGGATGCCGTCATGCCAGAGGACTGCGGACTCTGGTGCCTGAACGGGGTCTCAAAGTTTTGGGTCCAGGGCCCCGGGCACATAGTCATCCAGCGAGCGACCGAGCAACCATGTCTCTCACCATGTGAGACACCGACACCCCCCGAGCCGCAGCCAGAGCCTTAGCCCGTTCGTTGTCCTGGGGCAGGCAGCGGATCACCAGGAGGCGGCGAGCGGCGGCCGAGCCCCGATACTCCCCGAGCGGCGGAGGCTGCGGGGCGCCCGCCAGCAGCCCTTCATAGCCCCGCGCGACCTGGACCCGCACCCAGGCGCTATCGCTGAGCTCCGCGGCTTCAGCGGCCGCCCGCAACCCCGCCAGAGCAGCCGGGTTCATGGAGAGCGCAAGGTGGCTGGTGAGACGCATGGCGTTAGCAGTATGGGGTTCGAGCGACATCGTGTCTATATGTTTGCTAGCACACTGAACAGGGTCGTAGTATGCTGAACACGTGCTCACCGCTGAACAGAGGTCGCTGGTCGAAAAGAACCGCGGCATAGCGATCCGCGTTCTGCAGAAGAACCGCATACGGGGCGCCGGGTACGATGACGCGAAGGGAGTCGCCATGCTGGCGCTCTGCTTGGCGGCCGAGCGGTTCGATGCGACGAAGGCGGGGTTTTCGACTTGGGCCTGGCTGAAGGTCGACGGGGCCGTGAAGGACTGGCTGGAGCGCGAGTCGCGCTCGTACCGGGCGACCCCCTCGGGTCTGCTCGGGTTCACCCGCGTGCCGCTCGCCGAAGACAGCGCGGGCCTGGTCGACCCCGCGCCGCTGCCCGATGAGCTGGTGTTCAGCGCAGAGGTGGCCGTGGCCGTGGTGAAGCTGAAGCGCGTCAGAAGGAACCAAGCCCGGGCCCTCGCAAAGCGCGTTGCATCGCCGCCAGCTTCATCCGTTCGTGCTCGAGCGAAACGACCTTCGGGGGGACGGGGAACTCCCACGCGCTGAACTCTTCGGCGTTCGCCAGGTAGCAGGTCACGTCGCTCAGGTCATCCAGCTGCCGCTCGTGATGGTCGTCGCGCTCCAGGTTCCAGCAGAGCGTTTGCCACTCGTCAGCCAGCGGGGACGCCTCCTCGCAGAGGTGGATGGTGCCCGCCGCGAGCCGCCCGCGCACGATGTCGATCTTCGCGCGCTTGTGCTGCTTCGGCACCGCCTCGATGGGTAGGTGGTACTGGTTCCGCAGGTTGTTTGCGAGCGCCTTCCCCAGGGCGCCCTCGTCAGCGATGATGCGGTTCACGTTGAAGCGCTCGCGGAACTCGCGGGTGATGCGCGCGATCTCGGGGAGGTCGACGTTGCTCTGAGCGTGGGCCTTCAGAACGTGCATATGCGGCCGCTGGTCGTACGCCTGGCGACCGATGGCCCACGCGGTCTGGTCCACCACGCCGAAGTCGAGCGCCATGACGGTGACGCCGGACTCTGGCGGGGATGCCCACCGCTCGCCCTTGTAGCGATAGATGATGCTCTCCGCGTCTTCACACCAGATGGCGCCATATTCCCGCATGAATGTCGCGTGCTGGGGGGTCCAGCCGTTGGCCTCGAAGGCCTCCTGCAAGACGAGTTCCGCGGGGATGTGGGGGTTGCTCTCATAGGTCCAGTGGTGGGTCTGCCAGCGCCCGACCTGCCCCAGCTGCGGGGCTCCAGGGTTGCCACTGATGTCGAAGAAGTACCCTTTGGGGATGACGCCAGGGGTCCCCGCCAGGCACATGTCTCCCTTCAGGTCCAGCAGGATAGGCTGGATTACCGACTCGATGGCGTACTTGAGCAAGTCATCCGTGAACGTCCCGCCTTCGTCGATGAAGGCGCGGCGCAGCTTCGACAAGCCGCGGATGAGGTCTGCGGCGCCAGCGTCGCGGAGGCCATAGAACTGGATGACGTGGCCGCTCGGCTCGGTGATGGTTCCCGTGCTGGCGCGGATGTCGAGCCCCAGCTGGAAGCGCGCGTTCAACTCCCGGAACGCCGCGATCATGATGCCCTTCGCGCTTTTCAGGGTGCGCGAGCAGTAGATGGAGATCTGCCCCGCGGCGCCACCGAGCAGCCAGGCGGCAGCGGCGAAGCTCTTCCCCGCGCGGCGCCCAGCGAGCCAGGACCGGAATCGCCTCGAGCCCCAGAGCGCCGCCCGTTGCTTGTCGAACAGGCAGCGGATGACCGGCGACGGCGCCAGCTTCAGGAGGGCGGATAGCGGGTCGCGCTGGACAATCACTGTCTATACTATCGCCGGGCCCGGCGCCCGGTAGGCCCCGCGCCGATAATGATTCCGATGGCATTCTACAACGCGAAGGACGACGACCAGGCGGCCGATGAGCTCAGGGACTGGCTTTTGAGGTTCGCCGGCGTCCAGAGCGCGCGCCGGTCGCTCGCCGAAAAGTACGCTCGGGTGACGGAGGGGATGAACCTGACGTGTCTCGGGCCCTGGGGGTACGTCTTCGACACCGACGACAACGCCAACTGCTTCGAGCGCGACCAGATACCCATCATCCGCAACGTGGCGCATGAGCTGGTCGACACCCTGACGAGTAAGATCGGCGCCATCGACCCGCCGTTGCCGGCGATGCTGACGAACAAGGGGTCATGGAAGGACCGGCGCCAGGCGGAGGACCTCCAGCTCCTGGTGCGCGCGGAGTACGCCAGTCGCAAGGGGCTCTTCGCGACGCTTCATGAGCTCTGGATCGCGGCCCTAAAGCTGGCCGCTGGCGCGTCGGGGACCGTGGCCGTCCAGTACTACAACGACGACGGCAAGGTCGGCGCTCGGATCCATGACACCCTGGGGATGGCCTGGAGCCCCGACCTGCGCGTCCAGGCTGTCATCTCCTGGCTGCCCGTCGACGACGTGGTCGAGATGTACCCCGACAGCGAGGCGGAGATCCGCGGCAGCGTGGGCGAGCCACCCGCCGAGTGGTGCACGCCGACCAGAGCGGGTGAGAAGCTGACGGACTTCGTCTGCCTCTATGAAGGGTGGCGCGGCGCCTCGGGTGGGAAGGACGGGCGCTGGGTGGTCTGCGTGAAGAATGGCGCGGCGCTCAGAAACGACCCCTACCCGCATGAAAGGCCGCCGTTCGTGTGGCTCGGGTGCAACAGCCACCTCTATGGGCCCCTGGCGCACTCGCTCGTTCATCACGCCTACGAGTCGATGCGGCGAGACAACCTGGTTCTCTCGCGGGTGGACCGGGCCATCAATAAGACGAACCTGTCGACGACCTACGTCGACAAGGCGAAGCTGGTGAACCCCGAGGCCATGAACAGCACCGAGGATCACCTGGTGGTGTTCACGAACGCGGAGTATGCCCCGACCACCGAGAGCGCCCCGGGCTTCTCACCCGATCACCTGACGGTCGCGGATCGTCATTACGGCGACGCGCACGCGGTCGTCGGCCTGGCGGAGAGCCACACCCAGGGCGTGGCCCAGAAGGGCGTGGACAGCGCCATCGGCCAGAGCTACGTGGCCGCGCTGGTGAACGAGCGGTTCGCGGCTCTCCAGGGACGCTACATCCAGGCGGTGGCCGTCGACAGCGCCGAGGTCATCGTCCAGATCCTCTGCGACATCTTCGAAGACGATCCGAAGATGCTTCGACACGCGCCCTGTCAGGACACGCTGCGCGAGGTCTCGGGCCAGGTGGCGCTGCACGGCATCGAGAACCTGAAGTACGTCTGGCAGGCTGAAGCGGTGAGCGGCACGAAGGGGAACCCGGCCGACCGCATGCAACGCGCCTACGAAATGAAACAGCTGGGCATCCTGAGCGACAGCGGGTTCGCTGCCATGCAAGGCCACGGCTTCGACCTCCCCGAGGAGATGGACGACGTCGACATCGAGCGCCAGTGGGTGGAGAAGCAGATGTACCGCTGGCAGTTTGCCTCCGATGAGGAGGTGGTGAAGCCTGGCTTCTACATTCCGCCCTTCGAGCACATGGACATCGGCGCCGCTCTGATTCGCGTGGTCCAGGGGTATCTAGAAGCGCAGATGGACGACCTCGAAGACGAGCGCCTGGAGTTCTACTTCATGTTCATGGCCGACTGCAGCGCGCTGGCGCCCGTGGCCGCGGCGGCCGCGCCGGCGGAAGTGGCGCCGCCCGTGGGAACCACGCCGCTTCCTCCGCTCCAAGGCATCGCCGCTTGACCGTCGGGCGCGTCTATACGATAATATAGCCATGGCAGTCAAAACAGTGTCCGCGGCGCCCGGCAACGTGGTGATCGCGCCGGTGTCGGCGCCGGTCCAGACTTCGGCGGCAGCGGACATCGCGGCATTCATTGCGGAAGGGCACAAGGCAGACGATGGCGACGTACCTGGAGGAGTTTCAGAAGCGGAGGATGGAGGCGACGGGGCAGTGGCTGACGAAGGAGGAGGCGATGAGACAGCTCCTGCTGTCGACGAGCCAGCCGAAGCCACCGAGGATGAGCCTGGCGAAGAGGGTTCTGAGGAGGCTCCTGCAGATGTGGCGGAAGTCGACCCCGCCGCCCTTGCCTCTGCCGTCAAAGCGAAGGACCTCGCCGCACTCCTGAAGGCGATGGGGCCCGCTGCCGAAGAGATGCTGACGAGCAAGGCGCACGTTACCTTGCGGCGTCAGATCCGAGACCTGGAGAAGCAGGAGGCGGCCGCTACCGCGAAGACCGCGAAGGCGGACGAGCTCGCCGTCCAGCTGGGCCAGAAGTACGGGGACCCCATCGAGGCCCGCAAGCGCGCCGAGCAGGGCGACGTCGATGGCTTCTTAGATCTAATCGAGAAGTGGGGTGGGCACGACTGGAACACGATGATCCGCTGGGTGACCAACGGCATCAGTGGCCGGAAGGAGCGCCTGGAGGCGAAGGCCGCAGAGAAGACCACCGAGGTCAGCGAGAAGGAGACGAAGCGCCAGGCCGCGCTCACCGAGGCGAAGACCTGGGTGACGGGCGTCATCTCTAAGGCTGACTCTCAGCTGGTGAAGGACTGCCCCGGCGTCGTCGACCTGGTCATCGAGGAGATCCGCAGGGGCCACGCGAAGGGTATCGATTCCCCCGCGAAGGCGCTGCCACTCGCCATGAAGACGCTGCGTCAGCAGCATGAGCAGCTGAGCCGATACTTCGCGAACAAGGCGAAGGGCAAGGGCGAGAAGCCCGCGCCGAAGGTCGCGGCGGCCGTGACGGGAAAGCCCCAGGACGACCCGAAGACCCGCAAGATGAGCGTTGAAGAGCTCATTGCGGAAACCGTGCGCGAGGAAAGGGGTCGGCGATGAAGATTCGAGCCATCGGGGACAACGTCGTTCTGAAGCCACGGCTGGACCTTTTCTCGGAGACCGACCGAGACACCGGCATCGAGCTGGTGAGCAACGCGAACAGTGTGACCAGCGTTCCGGACAACATGGCCTGTTGCGAGGTGGTGAGCGTCGGGCCGCTGGTCACGGCGGTGAAGGCCGGCGACCTGGCGTTCATCGACTTTTTTCGCGTGAAGCAGGGTTACATAGTCGCCGATGACGAGTGCTATATCTGCGGCGGGGACGCCTTCTGTGGTCTCTACCGCGAGAGCGACCAGACGATTCAGCCGCTCGACAACTTCGTGGTGACCCGCGCGGCGCCCGAGCGCTACAAGGTGGCGCTGACAGGGACCGACCGCATCGACCTTCTTCGCATGCAATACACCGACGGCTTCGCCTCGGGGCACACGAGCAAGGGGACTGCGGCAGCGCACACCCTCTACCATGAGGTGGTGTCCATCGGGCGCCTGACGAACCGTCCGCGGCCCGACTCGATGACGCCGGTGGAGCGGCGTTTCCTGGACCTGCTGGTTACCGAGCCCGCCTCTCTGTACCACGGCGACCAGGACGCAGAAGAGGCGCTCGCCGCGCTGCTGAAGGAGCGCAACGCGGGTCGCCAGAGCGACATCGAGGTGGGGCAGCTGGTGGGGTTCTGCAAGGAGATCGGGCAGAAGGTCCGGGTCCGCGGGGAGTACCAGTGGCTGGTCCCCTATGAAAGCGTGCTGGCGGAGATCGATGACGCCGCGATCCTGAGGGAAGCCATCCTGGCGGGTCGCGCGGGGAAGATCCAGCTGGCGTGAAAGCCTCGAAGGAGAGCCCGCTGACGAAGCCGCTGATGGACAAGATCCTGGCCACGGCGGCTTCATGTCGGCTCTTCGATTCCCAGATAGCCATCCGCTCCAAAGTCGACCCTGGAACGCTGAAGCTCTGGCTGAAGAAAGGGCTGGTGCCCGATGCGGTAGAGCCTTACCGCACGTTCGCGAAGGAGTACTCGCGGATCCAGATCGAGCACGAAGGCGCCGCGGCCGAGGAGGTCTACCAAGCCGGCATGCAACGCGACCCGGATGAGCCACCGCGCGGCGACTGGAAGGCGTCAGCCTGGTTCCTGGAGCGCAGGTGGCCGAAGCGCTGGAACCCCGCCAGGCAGCCCCTGAACGGGCCCAGCGAAGGCATCGACATCGAGCAGCTCATCCGCGACATGACGCAGCGGGAAGAGAGCCTGAAGGAGCTCTTCGCGAATCCTCCGCCCGAGCTCGAAGAGGCGATGCGAGAGAACGCGGATGTGATCCGCGCACTCATCGCCGCGCTGCCCGAGAAGACTACGGGTTGACGCTCACTCGCTGAGGAGAGCTGGAGCCATGCCAGTAGACGTGAACGGCGCAGTTCGTGACCACGTCCAGCGAGATGGCGCCGCTCGGGATGGGGATGCTCTGGCCTGCCAGGGTCGCCGTGTAGCTGATGGTGTTCACCACGCCCGCGCAGTCCTTCCAGGTGAGGACGACCGCGGCCGCCGTCAGAGCGATGAGCGTCATCCCGCTGGAGGGGTTGCCGTACGGAATGGAGATGGCCGTTCCAGAGGCTCCACCCGAGTTGACCGTGAATGCCGTCAGGTCTGCCTGAGCGGTCGTGAAGACGCGGGAGAACGGGGCGGCTCGGTCGCGAATCTGAGCTGGGGAGTTGCTGGGCATGATGGATCCTTATCGGCCCATGTTGGGGCCGAGCTGCAGGGCTGCTTCCCCAGCAGGCATCATGCCGGCCTGGGAGGGCGGTGATTTGGGTGCGTAGTTCCGGTTGGGGCTCGGGGCGCTCGCCGAAGCCTGGGAGCTCTTCGCGCGGGCTGCCGCCGCCAGGCGACGGGTACGCATCCCCAGCGCGGGGTCGATGCTGGCGTCCAGATTGAAGAGCAGGTTCATACGCTGGCGGGTGGCCGTGCTCGAGCCGTGGCCCAGCCGCCCGATTACTTCCTGGCGCAGCGCGTTGTACTCATCGGGCCAGAGCTTCTGGAGCGTCTCGAGCTGCTCGCGGCGTAGGCGCCCGGAACGCGCATCGGCCATGACGCTCTGCGGGTCGGTGGCGGCGCCGAACTTCAGGGCGTAGTTCCGGATCTCGAGCGGGGACGGCGGGGTGCCCTGGGGCCGCGCTACGGACACGCCGCGGGGCTTCGGGATCTCCGCCTGGAGGAACTCGCCGACCTTCGCGGCTTGCGCCACCGCCTGGCGATAGAGGGTCGGGGACTGGGCGTCCAGGTCCCCGAGTTCCTCGCCGAGCAGGCCCAGCATGGCGCTCGGGTCCTGGCGGAACTGGCGCAGGGTCTGCTGGTGGCGTTGCATCGCCTGGACCGGCGTCTCATCGTCGCCCTGGAAGCGCTGGAGCGCGCTCGGGGCGTCCCCGAGAACGCGCGCGTACTTCTGAGCGGCCACGGGGTCGACCAGGAACCGCGCCGTCAGCTGGCGATCCATCTCAGCCACCTGCTTCAGCGCCTTCGCGCTCGAGACCAGGCCAGACGCGATACGGGGCTTCAGGGCGTTCGCTACGCCGCCCGTCGCCTCGCCGATGAGGTGACCCGCCAGGGCGCCCGGAAGCCCGCCCAGAGCGCCGCCAACGATGGTGCTGGCCCTCTTCGTGGCAGAGTCAGCCAGGAACCCCGCTGTCTTGTCCAGGCCACCCGAGCCGACCAGGCCATCGAGCGCCTTCGTCTGAGCGAGTTCGTCCAGGAGCTCCGCGCGCTTCGCCAGGCGGTCGTCTGGGAGCTTCCTCAGGGCGTCAGCGAAGGCGGACCAGGCTTCGGGCCCCGCGTCTTCCGCCGGGCGCATGGCGCGCGCTGCCGCCAGGTCCGACTCGAAGTCCACCGCCTTCTGGCCCCAGAGGTCGGCGCGGCGCAGGGTGTCCCCGATGCTGGCGGCCAGTTCGGAGTCTCGAGGGAGATCGGCCGCGAGTTCCTGGAGGCCCCGGTACCGGCCGGCGCCGCTCTGCTTCGCCAGCGCCCGGACCTGCTTCGCCTCGGGGGACGTCTTCTCGAAGGCGTCCGCCAGGTCCTCGAGCGCCTGGCGCTGGCTCGGGGGATTGTTCGCGATTTTCGGCAGCTTGACGCCGGCCAGAGCTTCGTCGGCTTCCCCGACGATCTTCGCCGCCTTCTCGCCGATGGCCTTCGCCCCGTACGTCTCCAGCTTCGCGGTGGCCGCCTTCGCGGTGCGGGTTACCAGGTCCTCGGTCCCCCGCATGAGCGCGCGAGCCGCCGGCGGAATGGCCGCACCGGCGCCGCTGAAGACGGCGTTCAGAGCGGCGTTCCTCAGGACGTGGCCGGCGTTGACGCCCTCCCCCGCGAGTTCCGCGTCTGTGGCCTCCTGCGCGGCCGCTGACGCCACGTCCAGGGCGAGAGTGGCCGCCAGTCCCCCGGGCGCCGCGAGCCCCGCAGCGACGGCGGGAAGCGCCCCACCGATGGCCGTGGCCGTGGGGTTGACGGCTCGCCGTTCGAGCGCGGCATCTGTATAGACACCCGGCGCCAGGTCGGCGCCCTTCACGTCCAGGGTAGGTTCGGTGGAGGTGATGGGGTTCCCCATCGGATCGAGCTCCGCGTCGCTGCCGAAGCTGGAGGCGCCCCGAGCCGCGGCCGCGACCCCGCTGGCGACCTGGCGGATGCCTTCTTCGGCGCCCGTTCGGATCGCGTCCAGGGTGCCACCCGAGCGCTGGTCTGCCGCGTAGGCTTCGGCGGGCACCAGGCCGAGCGCCGTGGCCTTCTCGGCTGCGTCAGGCGCGTCGTTCTCGAACTTCTTCCCGGTGTCGGGGTCAACGAAAAGCGCCATTATTCGGTGACCTCATTGAAGCCCGCTGACGCTCGAGTGCCGCGGCCGCCCTCCTCGGGGGAGACGCCCATGACGCCCAGCAGGTTGGAGATCGCGGCCTTCATCTGGGCCGGGCGGTTCATGGCGCCGGCCGCCTTCACCGCGCGCTCATACTCGGGGCCCGCCAGGGCGCCCTGCTGGTTCGCGACGCTGAGCAAGCTAGCGTAGGTCGTTTTGATCTGCTCGAAGGTCTGCTTGTCGGCGAGTTCCTTCGGAGTCAGCGTGGCGTCCCCAGAGCCTTCGCCGAAGACGTAGTCCGCGGCATCCCGCGCCACGCGGCTCGGCAGCGGTCGAGACTCGCGGGTAAGGATCTCCTTCGGTAGGTCCTCCAGCTGGGCCGCCATGTTCTTCAGCTTGTCGACCGTCAGCTGGTTCTTCACCTGGAGCTCGGTCGGCTTCTCGCGCGCGAGTTCAACGCCCGTCTTGCCGGTGGGCGGCGCCAGGCCGGCGGCCTTCAGGGTGGCGTCTCGCCGATCCTTGTCGTAGCCGCGTTCCTCCAGAATCTTGTCGAGCTCCAGCGCCTCTTTGATGGCCTTGCCGGTGTCGACGGCCTTCCCAGCCGCCGGGCGCGCGAATGTGTTCGTGGTCTGGGTGCGCGATTCGCCCGACTGGACCAGCTGTCGAATCTCCGCGGCGCCAGTGGCCCGGATCTTCGCGGCGTCCAGGGCGGCCTGCTCGCGGAACTCCGCGGCGCCGGCCGCCGCCGCCTCTTGCTCGTAGAGCTTCGCGGCGTACTCTCGAGCCTGGACCTTCGCCAGCTTCGCCGCGGTCTCCAGGTCGTGGCCCCGCTCCATCAGCTGAGCGACCTTGTTCGTGCGGTCGGCGCGCCCGTTGGCGGCCGCTGTCTTCTGAACCTCCACGTCCTGGTCGATGCGCTTGTTCAGGATGTCGACGACATCGTTACCACCCTGACCCGCCAGGCCGCGGAACGCCCCGTTCAGCGCCCCGAGGATGATGAGTCCGATGTCTTTGCCGGTGCTCATCGACTTGACGTAGCGGTCGGGGTCGACCTGCGGATCCGGCGTGGTCTCCAGCTTCAGCTGTTGCTCGTGAACTGCTTTGCGCTCGGCTTCGGCCGCGGCGAGTTCCGCCTGAGCGTCAAAGAAGCCGGCCACGGCCTGACCGGCGCCGTGCTGAGCCTGCGTCTCCGCGCGCTGCGCCCGCTGGTC